ACCTCTTTCAGAATCTGTAGATAATTCTTTAGTAGCTTCGCTTTGTGCTAATGCACTAAATAATCCTTTTAAATCACTACCTCCATCATGAACATATTTAGCTGCCATTTGTAATTCTTGAGGTAAAGAACCCATTAAATTATACATAGCTTTTTGATCAAACTCTCCAGCCTTTTGTCTAAAATTTTCATTAAATAATTCTTTATAATCATTCAATGAATAATTATCAAAATTTTCTTCACCTTCAAAAGGTGTTATTAATCCCTCTTTAGTAAGTTCAGAAACTAATTGTTTCATTCCTTCTTTATCAAGAGCAGGTCTACCAACATTTGATTTTACGTCTTCTTCAGATTGAATGTCTTCTTCTTGAACTTCGTTTACAATTTTTTCAAAACTTTCAGTTTTAACTGGTTCATCTGGTGTTTTATCATCTTCGTTTAAATCATCATTAACTTCTGTTTTATCATCATCTTCATCAATAAAACTTAAATCAACTTGTTCCTTTTGAAAAAATTTTGGTTTTGAATCTTCTTCTGAAGGTAACATTACTGAATCAGCACCAGGCATTCCTAAAAGATTATCTAAATCCTCTACTGCAACTTTTTCTATAATAGTATCTGTTTTTTCTTCACTCATAATAATTTTGGTTTTTAGTTTTTGGTTATATAATAATATAATAATTTATGAAAAGATAAACTATGAAAGTTTAAAAAAATTTTTAAAAATATTTAATATATATAGCTATAATTATTTTTTATTTTTATCATTCTTTTTAAAATCGTATTGATTTTTGTTTTCTCTTGCAATTTGTAGATTTTTATCAGCTATATCCCTTTCAGTTTGTAATTTTTCTCTTTCAAGTATCATCTTTTCTCTATTTGCATCTTTCTTGTTTATTTCTTTTTCTCTTTGAATAGACATTTGATCTGAATATTGTTCTGATTCTCTTATATCTTTCATAGATTCTTGTAGATCTGAAACTTTATTTTCATTAACATCCATCATAGCACCATAACCAGATGCTCTAATTTCAGCAACAAGTATATCTTTTCTTCTTTCTTTTTCAGCTTCTTGAGATTCATAATTTCTTTCTGCTTCTTTATCTTGTTGTTGTGCTTGAAGTTGCTGTTGTTGCATTTGTTGTTGATGTTGTTGTTCTTGAGCTTTTTGTTGATTAAGTTTATTTTCAGATTGTTTCATTACACCTTTAATTTCAGGAACTGAATCAGCCGCAATAATGTTACCTAAATCATATATTGAAGCACCAGCTGTATTATTAGATAATGCTAATTGTCTTAATTGTTCCATTATTGCTCTAGAATTTGCATTTGTATTTGCAAATACATTAATATCTCTTAAAAGTAAATCTGTACCATTAATTTCAAAATTCATTTTTTCATCATTAGTTGTCAAATAAGATAGTCTTATTGATTCTTTATTTGAATGATAATATTGTGCAAGATCTGTTCTCATTTGATGAACACGTGGCATTAAATTATCACAATGATTTATAAAATATTGTTCAGTTTGTGCATATGAATTTGATTGAGCTACTCTTACTCCTTCTGCAGTTTCTTGTTCAATTGGAGCTCCCATACGTTGAGGTCCAACTCCAATATTTTCAAAAGCTTGTTGTTTAAAATAATTAGCAAGATTAATTCTAGACATTAATCTATTAGTTTGTTCTAAATCTAATTTTTGATAATGTTGAAAATTTATAGGACTTTCAGTATTAGATATAGTAGTATCTAAAGGTAACATACCAAAATCTTTCATTGCTACATATGATTTTGCTAAATTATTTTTTCCCCAATCTTCCCCCATTGAGTGTCTCGGTAAAGCATTTTGATCAAAAACAATAACTGTACCTAATTCATCCACTAAAATATCTGCTATTTGATTATTAACCATATTATAACCAATTTGCCAAGCTTTCATTTGATCTACTAATGAAACAGATCTAGAATTTCGATCAGTAAATATTCTTCCTTCAACAGGAAGTTTACATCCATATAATGTTTTATCACCTTTAAATTGAAACTGAATAGGTTTTATTTTATTTTGATTAATCCCAATATATATAGGACTAACTCCATTTGGATTATTCATACCCCAAAATGAATTCATATTAGGTCCTATTTTAACTCCTCCGTATACTTGATTAATCCAAATCCAATCAATATGTTCACCAAATAATAAATTATCTCTTCTTTTATTTTTAAAGAATTTAGTATTATATATAGGTTCATCTGTTATCTTATATGTTTCATCAATTATTTCTTGTACAATTTGACCATTATCTTGTATTTTAGTTAAATGTCCAATTTTTCTTTGTGACTTCCAATATGTTGTAGTAACACGTAACATATCCATATTACCAAAATCTTGAAAATCTTCAGATTCCCCAAGAATCCAGGATATAATATCATTACCATTATTACCAAATAATTCTCTATCAGATACAAATTGTCTATATGCTAATGAAGGCATTTCAGTATTCCATTTATGTGATCTAGTAGGATCATAATAATGACCATCATTTTGATATCCTTGAATTGTATATGCAGCAGATCTTATAGGATAAATTTCTTCTAATGCTTTTGTTTGTTTTTCAGTTAATAAAAATCCATATTTATCAATTACATCTGAAACAGTCATCATATCAATTTTCCCAACCCAATTTCCATCAGCAATATATCTTACATCTGGAGATTTATGATAAAAAGTCAAAACAGGATTCCACAATTCAACATCATAATCATCCTCATACATTTTAAAATGCCAAAATTCTCTATCTGCAATTATTAAATCTCTAAACCCTCTTTCTTCTAACTCATCCATTCTAAATCTACCATTATCAGATTCTTGTTGATGTTGAGCCCATTCTTCAACTATATTAATATAATTCTTATCAAAAAATTCTTGAATTTCAGGAAGTGTTTTAATATTTTCAGGTTCAAGTTGCTGCATTGCTTGTTGCTGCATCTCTTCATCTTCAAATGCTCCTTGTTCAATTAATGAAGATAATAATTTTGCTTGTGACTTAGATATTAAAGCTTCTTCAATCATTTTTCTTTTTTCTTCTAACATTTCGTTATAAGAAACATCATCTACAGCTTTAAACGTTATTTGAGTTTTTCTTTTTGCAAATTCATTACATAATGTATTTACAACATTTGGGATAATAGGATAAAATTTTAATTCAAATGCTGATACATCTTCTTCAGTAAGAGTTTGGATAATATCTTTATATTCATTATCAGTTTCAACTATATAATCCGTTTTATCAATTATACCATTAGCAAGTTTATAATTTTTTAATAATCTTCTAGCATTTCTTCTAATTTGTTTTAAACCTTGCCATTCAAACCAATCTAAATTCCATGCAGCCCATTCATCATCTTTTTTACGAGCTGGTAAAAATTGTATAGGTTGAGTAAGGTTAGACATTGTATTAAAGTCTGCCTTTTTACCTTTCTTTAAATCGAGAGCATTTAAAATTTCCATTTACTATTTAATATTTTTAAAAGGGTTTCTTTTTCTAAAGTTTGATTTATTACTTCTTTTTCTACCAATATTTCTAAAAGGACTACTCTTTAATTTAAACAAATTTTGCGATTTATCCAAGTTTTTATCATTTAGATCCTCTCTTATTTTTTTATATCCTCTATTTGATTGTTGGATTTTTGCAAAACTAACTAAAGCAGCAAAACTAACCAACCTATCTACGTTAACTCCAGGATGATAAGCAGTCATTTCTTTCATTAACATTATATCAGGTATTTTTTCAATACCATAAGTAATATTTTTAGTTGTCCCATCTTCATTTAATTCAATATCAATTTCTTCAGATAAAAATTCAATTGCATAACTAATTAAATGTTGTTTAAATAATGTTCCTGTATTTTTCCAACCATAATCAGCAAATACAGATTTATTTGAACCTAAATCTTTTAAAAACAATATCTGATCTTTAGGTACTAAATATTTTTGTTTTCTTTTTGCAATCATATGTTGAATAAAAAGAGATATATTATTTTCTACTAATGTCCAAGCATTGTAATATTCAATTATTAATTCTAAACGTTCATGTGTTTTATTTATATCATCAAATCTTCCACACCATGCAGCTACAATTTTATCTCTTTCAATAAAAGTTTCTAGTTCTCCATTTTCATTCTCTCTTGTGATTTCAACTGGATTTTTATATATGTAAATAGAACACAAAGATTCTGATGTCGTAGTTTTACCTTCTGATACAGGATCAATAGATGCATAGTATATTCCCCATTCTGGTTTTTTAGGAGGTCTTTCCCATACTACTAAACATCCAGTTTTATCATCTGTTTTTTTATTAACTGGAAAATCTTGTATTGGCAGTTTCTTTGATTCTTTTATAACTATACTATTATTTTCTCCTTTAGCAATATCTAAATATTCTGTAGAATACTGTTTATCTTCTATTCTTCTTGTTTGTTCAGTTATTAAATGTAAAGGAAAAGGTGATTCTTTTCTGTATGCAAAAGCTTCTGCAATATTTTTTGGTTTTTGAGATATACGTAATTGATATTTATCTGGACTTAAATCTTTTTTCCATTGTTTTCTTTGTTCATCAATTTGATTTAATGCTTCTTCAACTAATGAATTTCCATATTTATCAATACATGGAGGC